TGCTAGCGACAAACGTCAACACGTTGTCAGGTGTCAGATCGCACAGGTGGACAGACTTATTAGGCCCGTCACAAATCCATATCTGTATGGTATCACCTTCTTTGAACGCTCTGAATGTATGGTTTAACGCCTTCCCCTTGTGGGGAAAGCGCGATTTACCTACCATCTTATCTAACATGGTATAACTTGTGATAAGTTTTTGCCTACCGTTAGTTTGACGTTGGTGCGGATACTTTTGCATGTTATCTCCCCAAGAATTTGTTTGCCACAACCACAGAAGTCATGGAGTCCAAGTCCATAACCTCAGATAGATTAACGCTGTCGTTCTTCTTACGCTCCTTAACTTCACGATGTTTATCTTTGACAGCATCAGGTACAAAGTCCCACAGTGGGGGCCATGCCTTGAGTGCTGGTGCTAATGTAGAATGTGTTGTCATAATAAGCCGCAAGTTATCTTTGAACTTGTTAAGCTGGTCGTTTAGAGTTGTGATATTGTTGTTGCGAGTATGGACAATATCAACAAGATCATCCCATATACCAGTACCATCTTCTGTAAGAGCGAACTGATTATTACCAGTGCCGTACTCAAACAGAGCCTTGAAGTGGTTCTGTGTACCTACCTTGAACGGGAATAACCTAGGTGTTGTAAGTATAAACGCATGGTTAAATGATACACCATTCACAGAGTGTATGCCGAACGAACTATGAGCATTAAAGAACTCTACTGGAAGCATACCCATATGTGGCAAGTAACGTGAAAATATCTTGTCATATAATTCCTCAGCGGAAACAGATATATCATTAGTCGCCGCTGTAATACGGGGAACAAACGCTTGGCTTGCTTTGTTAAGTATAGCAGTTTGCAGCTCATTAGAAAATCGTACAATAGCCATGATCACTTCTCCTCTCTGATCACAATAGATTCATCAACTACGGTAACAGTAACGTCGCCAATGGCGACGCTATAGAGAATGTAATTAAGTGAACTAAGTTTACGCTCAAGTAGCATAATCCAAGCACACAGAATAAGGTTAGTGACAACTAACCCAACAATAAGTATTTCATTCATGTCACTGCCTTTACTACACGACCAAACGGTGCGTTGGGTTCTTTTGGGCCATTGAATACAGCCCAGAGTACAGGATACTCTGGTGCTGGGCCGTAATCATCACAGTATAGATCAGTGAGAAACACACAAGCCACAGGCTGTATCTCATGGTCCTCTATGTATTTGAACACAGGACTAAACGCAGTGCCACCACCACCACGAGGTGTAACAACAAGCTCCTCATCAGGACCAAACTTATCATAGTGACAAACAGCATGGTCAAAATAGACCACATGCATAGCGGTAGGACTACCGTCAGACTTGATTGCTTTCATCTCTGCGGCAAACATATCAATCTCTTTGGTTCCAATAGAACCAGAGCAATCAATAGCTATGACAATCTCACCTAGTGTTTCACCAGTGATGGAAGGCAGATAGACACCTTGGCTGATAAACCTACGGTTAGGTCGTGCAAAACTACGCTCATCAGTCTTAGCTTTGAACACAAAGTCACGTAATACATCACGCCAATCTACCTTTGGCTCAAGCAATTCACCAACAAAACGCTCCATGTTGGCACTAAGTGAACCCATCATCTTAGCGGCTTGAGCGGCATTAGCTACCTTGAGTTTCCATTCGCCGATCTCTGCCTCTTGATCAGCACCAGTGGCTTCACTGGGGATAATATCATCACCAATACCACCACTGCCTGATCCAGAGCCGTTGCCATTGCTCTCATCTGGCAACAGACCATAGATGCTGTCAGTAATGCCATTGCCAGATTTGTAGAGACTGTCGTTAAGACAGCCTCCATCAATAAACTTGCCAATCTTTTCCTCAACAAGTAGCTGGTTGATTACGTAATCAGCGGCTTTGTTCCACTTAGCATGGTCTCTGCCTTGCAAACGATAGTTATGCTCTAGCATTGGATGCATGGTCTCATGAGCAATGAGGAATACCATCTCCTCATCAGTCAGATCAGCACAGAACTCTGGGTTAAACATGATAACCCTACCGTCAGTAGCGGCAGTCTTAACCTTATCTGTGATAACAGTAGGCAAACCAAGAGCAAGAGAGCCAATGAAGGCACTCTTTTGGTCTAACAACAGGGTTGTTTTAGCCTTGGAAACTCGACGTGAAAGTTCTTGTGTCATGGTAATCTCCTCACATACCAGTCATGAATACGGACATCTTGTCCATGATAGCCTTAGCTTCTGCCGCTGTATCACGACGAAGGTCAGGATCATTACGCAAAGCATCAGGATGATACTTGGCAATCTTACTCTCAACTTGTTGACGCATGTTCTCCAAGTTAGCATCATCAGCAAAGTTAAGACGTGGCAACAGAGAGCAAATCTCTCTGGCATTGTCGATCATGCTGTCACGAAAGATAGCTGTAGGATCAGCTAACTTATCAGCCATATGCTGAACACGTTCAAACAAACGAGACCAGACATCTTTCATAGCGGTAGCACTAGCTTCACGAAGTCTTGCCTCAACATCTCTCTGGATGGTGTCAAGTTCTGAGTTAGACAACTGAACCCTAAAATCAGCAGAAGGCACAGGAAAGATAGCCATATCAATCTTGAACTTACGTTCGATCTCTGAACGAGTTGGATAATCAGCATAGTTAAACAGATCACCCAAAAAACGCTGAGCATTGTTGCATAGGTCATCATAGTTATCGGTAAAGTCATGGACTAAACGCTCCCATTCAGCCTTTTCTTTGCGAAACTCTGTCATAAAGCTAAGGTAATTAGCAGATGGTAACATCTGTGTACCCTCAATACCCCAAGGCAATGTGTTCTGGTAATACTTAGTACGGATAGCCGTAGCTTTTTTGTGAACACGATCAAGGTAATCATTCATAGGCAGCAGTGACTTGTTATAGCGACCAGCAGCCATCGTTGTGTTGTTGTTATCAGCAACTTGCTGTGTGGCTCGTTTGTCATACTTACGAGCGGTCCACTGAGAGATGTTAAGTTGTACTAACAAAGCACGATCAGATAGGTTCATAGCTTTCACTCCACTATTGTTACTGATGGTCTCATCAGCACTGGACTAACCAGTGGACGGGGAATTTACTCCCCGTTTCGACCTTGGCATCGCCAATGGCGAGTTATCAAAACAAAACATCTTGATGCTTGACAGCCCAGTTAGTGAAGGCACTGGTATTAGCCAAGTCTGGGTTCTTACGTGTTGCATAACTGATGGTAAGAACGCTGAACTCTGGTGGCATACGCTCTGCAAATGAGCAAACACGGTCAAAGTTAGACACTGTAGCACGATGAGCAATGGCTCCAGAGATAGCATGGAGTACACCAAGATCAGACGGCACATCGTAACTAGATGGGTTAAGCAACAGAGCGTCTACATTAGGCAGTTTACGATACAACTTGAGATATGTTGTAAAGTAAGCAGCAGCACTCTCGCCAACAACACCAGTGAAATACTCAAACTCACAGTCTGATGGAATAACACCAACAGCAGGACTAATACGCTCAGTCCAACCACGAATTGTCGGGCTAACATCTTTGGATGGATCATGAGCAGCGGCTAAGTCTGGTTTGAAACGCAGGAAACTAACCACGATAGGGTTAACACCATTCTCCAATGCCCAACCAGTCCAATCATCCAAGTGAAAGTCATAGTTAATCAACGCTTCACGATTACGGAGATGAGACAAGACACGATTAGCACCAGCACGATCACTCTGCCTGTTACCAGTGGAGATAACTTGCCAGCCATCAGCCATAGGTACACCATGCAGATCACGTTCTTGGATAAGATGGGCTAATAGTTTCTGCTGATCAGTACCAGCTTGATTACGGTCATCAAAGCACAGGATACCACCACGACCATCATCCCACTTGGAACCCTTGGCAGGATACCAATCAATAAGTTTGTACTTAACAGTATCATCAGAGATAGATGGAATACCGAAGTCCTCGACGAGCATTGTTGCCATGTTTCTAAGGACACAGTGAACATCCAAGTCTTTAGCAACGGTCTTGACAATGCTGGATTTACCAACACCAACAGCACCCTCAATGCAGACTGCAATCTGTAGTGGGTTAAGTGACTTGATGGTATCTTTAATATGGTTAGGACGCATGTTAGTTACCCTTCTTGCTGATTGTTTTCTTGTGATCAGGACCATAGGAAACGTGTTGACCAACAGCACGATTAGCCTTGGCTACCATCTTGTCGGAAAAATACAGCGGATAACCATTAGCGTCTTTTACTACGGCTCCACTAACATCCACCAAGATGTATAGTTTCAATGCTGTCTTAGTCATGTTGTGCTTCTCCATCTGTTATAATACCAACGACATCATCAATCTGAGACTGGATCATATCAATGTAGATAGCAGGAGCATTGATACTCTTAGCCTCATCAAGATTACGTAATAACTTAACCAACAGATCGTTGGCTAGTGATATAAGTTCTTGTGTCATGTTGCCTCCATTGTTCTACTCTCCACTGTGTTAAGTTAAATTATATATACACTCAGTAGTTAGATTTCTACCGAACGACCAGCCTAGCACGGTTCGGGCAGCCTGTCAAGTTTGCCGTTTGGGGCTGTAAGTTTAGCTGTAAACTTAGCCTATATGGCTGTAAGTTTAGTGAGAATACAGATTGTCAATCTATTTAATCTAACTTAACAGCTAAAAAATAGATTAAAGAAGTACAATGAAATCAATATGTTAGGTGCAACAATCTGTAAAATCTGTGTTTTTGAATATAATGTGATGCTAAATGTATTTGTATATAAGTTTACATGTTAAGTAATTAGTACGCCACTTTACATGAAAATGGAAATATAAATTTGGAAACGAACGCATAACATTAAAAAACACAGATTATACAGATTGTTTAGATTATTTATACGTAAAGTATTATATTAACTTGTTGGTTTTACTCACTTTTCTTGGTGTAAAGTGTAAAGTATTAGGCTATATACTCATTTAAGTTTGGTACAGATTGTTTAGATTATGCAGATTGTTCAAAGCTATACACCTTGCATGTTAACTTACCACATAAATTTACGAGCTATATCCCCCCGACGTATGGTATATATACATACCTAGATGTGAGCGTGATTAGATGCGTAGTGGAGACAGATTAAGGGCAAAGAAAAACCCGCCTTGCGGCGGGCTAGTCTTAGAGTCCAGCAATCAGGAAGATTGCAATCACAAAGGCTGTTAATTCCAGCCAGCTTGGTTCCCAATATCGTTGCATGTCTTTATCCTATGGTTGTGAGAGAGGCTTGCGCCTCTCTCGTTCGCTTAGGTGGCGGGCTTCCAGATTTGGTTCCAGACTGTTTCTAGTCTGTTCTCAAATCGCTTGGTCTTGTTCTTGTCCTTGCTTGGACGATACTCGACCATAATCTGGCGTGGCTTATTCCGTCCGCGTTGGACGGTCACACGTTTTACTTCAACGCGCATTGTGCGCTCCATAAAGGTTAGAGTGTGGTGGCGGGATTATTCCCGCCACCTTTGTTGTTAGACGATTAGACCGTATTTTTGAGTTTTTGTAGTTTTTGCATTTACAGTCTTATCGGCTGTTTTTGGGAAAAAGGCCAAGTATGGCATTGGGCCATAACCTACCCAATTAAAGAGTATTCGGGCATTATGCGTAGTCATGAGTTTTTCTACTGTCGCGGGCTTAAAGCCCATGGCCGCAAACTCTTTGCCCGATTTAGTGGGCAATTTGACTGTAACATCACCTTTGCCATCTTGTACCCAACCCGCAACATTTTTCTTGTCGCGTTTTGCGAGGGCAACCATGTTTGCCACAACACTCTCTACATTTTCAGATCCGATCAAATCGCCCTTAGCAAGGCTGATAAAATCGGTTTTTGCGTCAAGCCGAAACTTGAGGCCGCCCACGTAGATTTTGGACATAGCTAATTCCTTTATTTAGTTGACAAAGAGCGGAGCGGAACTCCGCTCACCAAACCGTTTGATCTGGCCTAATCAATAGAACACATTCGCCAATCTGTGTCAAGTGTCCCAAATTAATTAAATTCTCTTTATTCTATTTAATTCTAGTTCTTTTTTTGTTCTTTTGTTTTGTTGCGCGCTTGCTTGTCGGGGGGGCACATGGACAGCGCTCTGGCGAGGCCCCCCTCTGCGTAGTATACCTCTTAAACCACAACCCCAAAAAAGCACGTGTCAAGTTTTACTTTACTTGACTGTAATTTTTTACACACTATTGTATAGAGACATCAATCACGGAGATGTACTAGGATGAGCGCTACGTTTTTAGATACGACCAAGTGGTCAGATCGTCTTGCGTTTGATATTGCCCTGCGCCTTGAAGGTAGTGGGGAGGACATCGTAGAGATCATGGCTCGCCACCGCATAGTCACGACGGACCTTGTTGCTTTCAATGGCGACCCCGTGTTCCTCAAGAAGGTTGGAACGTTCCGCGACGAGATTCGTGACAAGGGCGTTACCTTCAAGATGAAGGCTAAGTCGCAAGCTGAAGAGCTTCTCAAAACATCTTGGTTGTTGATACATAGTCCTGACGTGAGCGCCGCAGTGAAGGCTGATCTGATCAAATCTACTGTAAAGTGGGCGGGGCTTGAGCCTAAAGGTGACACTGGGGACTCTGGTGCGTCCGGCGGAGTGCGCATTATGATCAACCTTGGCGGTGAATCCCTTGGTTCCACCAATGTAATAGAACATGTTGCTACAAAAGAGGCAGCGGATGCAGACGATTGAGGTCAGGAGTGCCGCTGAAGTCAGGGAAATCGAGAAAAAACTGGCCATTCAAGGCGTTTCTTACCAGACCCGCATAGTCAAGACCCGTAAGAAGGGTATAGTTTACGTAATTCATGTGTTTGGAGTGGCAGATGGCATTGGAAATTGACTATACACCGCCTCCTACAGGCAAGAAGTTCATGAAATCCGACAAGAAGATGCGTGTTTTGATGGGTCCAGTGGGGTCTGGCAAGTCAGTTACGTGCAGTTTCGAGGTTGTGAGACGTGCATGTATGCAGGAACCCAATCAGAACGGGGTTCGCAGGACGAGAGCAGCTGTTGTGCGTGAAACTGCGCGTCAGTTGCAGGATACGACCATCAAAACGTTCCTGGATTGGTTCCCACCGGGGGAATGTGGCGATTACATGCGCACAACCAAGACATATTTCTTCAAAGTGGGGGATGTTGAGTGCGAGATTATGTTCCGGGCGCTAGATGACGCGGATGATGTGGCGAATTTGAACTCGTTGGAGTTGACGTTCGCTTGGTTCAACGAGTGTAGGGACATTCACCCTGATATTATAGACGCCATGTCTAAACGTATTGGTCGTTTCCCGTCCAAGAAGGACGGAGGGCCGACTTGGCATGGGATGTGGGGTGATACGAACCCGCCGACTATGGATACGTGGTGGTACTACCAGATGGAGGGGCTTGACCATAAAGACGGGGTGTCTCCCAACAATAACGGGTGGGATATTTTCAAGCAGCCGTCAGGGCGGACGCATTTAGCGGAGAATATCGAGAATTTGCCGGATGGGTACTACGATACACAGGGTCGGTCGGAAGAATACGTCCGGGTGTACATCGACGGCGAGTACGGGATGAGTTCTGCCGGGATGCCTGTGTATAAATACTTCAGGCCGGACTACCACATGGCTAGGGAGAAGTTGCGTTATATATCAACCGGGGTCCGGCCCATCGTGATTGGGATGGACTTGGGGTTAACGCCAGCTGCAGTCATTGGTCAGCAGGATGCGCGTGGTCGCGCACTTGTGCTAGCGGAGGCTGTAAGCTTTGACATGGGGATACAGCGTTTCGTAAGGACGATTTTGAAACCGCTGCTCTTCGAGAAGTTCAGCGGCGCACCAGTCCTTATAGTAACGGACCCGGCTGGGGTTCAGAGGGCGCAGACCGACGAACGGAGCGCAGTCGATATTATTAAAGCTGAAGGGTTCAAAGTAATACCGGCTAAGACCAACAACGTGTCTGCGCGGATAAGTTCCGTGGACGACTACCTGATGCGGCAGGTTGACGGTGACCCCGCGTTCCTTGTGGACCCTAGCTGCACTCAGCTTAAAGCTGCCATGATGGGCGGGTACAGGTTCAAGCCCAAGGGCGACAGTGACATTGACAAGAACAAGCACAGTCACGTAGCCGAGGCACTTCAATATCTTATGCTGCATATTTCTACCGTGAGTGATGGTGGGTATGTTGTGGCGCGTAGGGATATTAAGCCGATTGCTTCAGTTGGTTGGACATGATATGCCTAGCATATCACACGGAGGTTAGTATGAAAACCTATTCTAACAAGTCCCTGTCGCGGGTTTGCAGTAGTAGCAAACTCAAGTCCTATAAGAAGGGCGGGGTTGTCGAGGCAGATGATTCTTCCGAGGAAGATTCTGGCCCGAAGACTATTTCTGTTGGTGGCGGGTCTATACCTACAGGTGTAGCTGGCCCCGGAAATGTTAGCAGAGTTTCCGGTGTTGGGGGTGGGGGTAGTGTGAATGTACCTGTTGGCGGCTTTAATATTGGTGTGGGTGTAGATTACTCCAAAGTTAAAGTGCAGGGTCAGGACGGCAATAAAACTTATACGCGTGGTGGCGTGAATCAAGTGTCTGTTAGCCGTGACCTAGGAAATGATTCTAATGTGTCGCTAACTTACGGGCGCAATAGAGAAGACGGTAAGACAGACCGTTCATTGAGTATTGGTTACTCTAAGAAGTTCTAACTTGCACGGCGTGTTATGTTGTGCCATATTGACTCAGGGCGTTCTCCCCGCCCTGCTCCACTCCCAACTTGGTTCCCTGTGCTAAGCCCATCCGCACAGGGAACCTTTTATGGTGTTGCGGTATTGTGTAATTTGGTCTATTGTTCGCTAAACGCGCAATAGGAGGATTTCCATGGCGACAGTTACCCCCTCGGTTAAAGTAACCGCAGACGGTGTGCCGTATGTAATTTGGACTGGCATTGTTACCGGCGACACTCTCGTTGCATTTGCTGTACGCGATGGGCAGGCTCGTAATGCTGCGGTACAGATTTCCGGTACATTTGGCGGTGCTACCGTTGCGCTTAACTCATCTAACGACAATACGACGTTCTTTGCTATGAAAGACCGGTCTGCTGCTGGTACAGCACTCAGTGCTACAGCTGCGGCTATCTTTGAGTTCCAGTCGAGCGCAGCCTATCTTAAACCGGTTGTGACAAGCGGGTCCGCAAATAGCATTAACGTAATCGTTACTCTTAGGGGATAAGTATGGCTGGTCTCAGCGTTTTGCGGGTCGTAAGCAACGAACAACTTGATCGTGCTGAAAAGCAAAGGCTGGATGCTGAACTTCAAGCTAGACAACAGAGTGACGTTCTTCTTGGGCTTGGGGCATATTTACGTGAGTGCTGGGATGCAGCACGTATTGCCAAGCAACCTATCGAACAGATTATGCTACGCGCAATGCGTCAGCGTAACGGGGAGTACGATCCTGATAAGCTGAAAGCTATCCGTGATCAGGGCGGGTCAGATGTCTACATGATGCTGACCGAGATAAAGTGCCGAGCCGCTGAGAGCTGGCTGCGTGACATTCTCTTGGATGCTGGTACCCCTCCGTGGGATATGCAACCAACGCCAATCCCTGATTTAGCTCCAGATCAGATGGAGCAGATTAAATCTGCATTTGCCGAACAAGTTATGCAGATGATTAAAGCGACCGGGCAAGCACCGTCTAAGACTCAGATGCTTGAGATGAAGGAGCTTGTGCAGCAAGAGTTTAGGTTTAAACTTTTGCAAGAGGCCACTAACCGTTCCGACCGTATGAAAATTCGCATTGATGACCAGTTTGCCCAGGGCGGGTGGGTTGATGCGTTTAATGAGTTCGTCACTGATCTTGTGACGTTCCCATGCGCCTTTATTAAAGGGCCAGTGGTGCGCCGCCAGCGGCATCTAATCTATAATCGTGGTCCCGATGGCAAGATGCTGGTCGAACCAGCAGAGCGCCTTGCTCCTGAGTTTGAGCGGGTTAGCCCGTTCAATATATATCCTGAGCCAGGGATTACCCGCATCAATGACGGGTATCTGTTCGAGCACCACAAGCTGACACGCACTGATCTAGCTAATCTTATCGGCGCTCCAGGATACGATGACCAAGCTATCCGCAAAGTGCTTGAAGATGGACCTTCTCAGTCATGGGTGGCAGATACTACGTATCTTGAGCGCGAGCAGGAAGAACGTAAGTTCTATACCGAGATGCGCCCGACTGATTTGTACGATGCGCTTGAGTTCTGGGGCAAAGTAAGCGGCAGAATGTTGCGCGATTGGGGTATGACTGAGGAAGAAATCCCTGATGAGGACCGCGAATACGACGCAAATGTGTGGATGGTGGGTAATTATATCATCAAATCTACCCTTAATTACGACCCGTTAGGCGAAAAACCCTACGCAAAAACCTCATTTATCAAGATGCCAGGGGCGTTTTGGGGGCGTTCTATCCCCGAAATTATCGAGGATTTGCAGAGTATTTGTAACGCTGCAGCCCGTGCGCTGGTTAATAACATGGGGATTGCGTCTGGTCCCCAGGTTGAAGTTAACCTTGAACGTATTCCTCCTAACGAGGACATCACACAGATGCACCCGTGGAAGATTTGGCAGGTCTTGAATGACCCGCTTGGGTCTTCTGCTCCAGCTGTACGGTTTAATCAGCCTACTGATAACGCCACAACCCTGATGGCTGTGTATGAAAAGTTCAGCCGCATGGCTGACGATCATTCCGGCATCCCAGCATACATCTACGGCGACACAAATGTGCAGGGAGCTGGGCGTACGTCGTCTGGCCTTTCTATGCTTATGGGTGCCGCAGGTAAGGGTATCCGCCAGGTTGTCATGCACATCGACATGGACATTGTTAAACCAATTGTCAGTCGGCAGTTTGTCTACAACATGCGGTATGACCCTGATGACGAGATTAAGGGCGACCTGCAGATCATTCCTCGCGGCGCTACCA